ACTTTACGAATACGTCTTGGATCAATATATCTTAATTCCTTGATACCATCTCTTGGTCTAGTTTCATCGATGACAACATGATAGAACATTCTTCCATCAATGTACCAACGACGAAATAGTTCTGAACCCATATTACCAAAGTTCAACATTCTAAGAATATTTTCAAATTCTTCACGAATTCTCTTTTTTATAGTATCAGATACTTTTAGATCATCAAGATTGATTGTTAGAGGCTCTTCATGACCCTGCATGACGATTGCTTCATTGACGATGTCATCAATTGCAGTTTCAAGTTCTGGCTGCATTGCCATTTCACGATAGCGTGTGATGAGTTCGATTTCGTTACGAACAACACCTTCCAAATCGACATAGGTGCCAAAATACGCCCCTGTCTGAAGCGTAACGGCACCGTCGTCATTTTGAGGAAGAGCAAAAGACTTTTCTGTTATGTTAGAAATGTCTTTTGGCTCTTCCTGTTTCTTGGTCTTTTCGTTTGTTATTTGAAACCCAAATAACTTCCAATTAGCCATTTACTTTTCCCTTCAAAAATATCATGATATAAGATGCAAAAAAATTATGCTCTACCGTCAGTAGTATCTGACAACCAGTACTGATATTGGAATGTTACTGCGAATTCTTCAATTGTATCGTTTGCGCCCCAATCAAGATCGATTGGTGAAACGTCAATTGGGAACATTCCTACAAACTTGTATGTTTTGATAGGAAATCCAGTTTTTCCAAATTGTCTAACAGTTGCTTGTACTGAATAGTTTCTTGAATTCACAAAAGTTGGTGATCTTCTATTTGATTCGTGCTGATTGATAGCACTTAGCCATCTTTCAAATGAGTTCTTGACTAGAAAATCTTCATCATTGATTACCGTAACTGCCCAATCAGGAAACACTCTATTTCCTGCAAACTTTACTTCACGACCAAAATATGGTACAACTACTGAACCAATTGATGATCCAGGTAGCTGCGCAGTTCTGCACATGAACGTGAATTCACGACTAAAACCAGCAGCTCCAGGAATACCAGCAGGAAGGGTCAAGCTTACATCGAACAGATTTGGTCTTGCCCCATCATAATTCATTGCTGTGCGAAATTCTTGAATATTAAAAGGCATCTAAAATACTCCCGTTTTCTTTTCTATTTATTAGAATCTTCCAACTATTTCTTCAAATGCTACGCCAGTTCTAACAGCAACGAAGTTCAATTGAATGAAGTTGATTGATCGTGCAGGCTTGATGTAAATATCACCAATAAATTCATTACGATCAATAACTTCTGGAGTATTGTTTGTTTCGTCGCAAACAACTCTAAAATCATAAATTCCACGACGACCTTGTACATCTCTCAAGAATGGTTCAACTAGAGAGACAAATTGTGAACGTGTAAATTCATCGTTGAATTCAAATAGAGAATACTTTGCTGCTGTAGCAATCGCTTTCTCAAGAACAATGAATAGACGACGAACGTTAATGCGATCAAATGCTGAAGGCTTAGTCAACATTGTCTTGTCACCAAACAATACCGTTCCTTCACCAGGGAACGCAACGACTGGATTTACACCAATCTTATACAAATCATCACGATTTGTCTTGTTTGGATTCCAAGAAAGCTTCACAACATTTTTAATTTGACCACGATTTAGACCGGCTGGAGAGAACCAAGGATCATTTGTGGTGTCAGTACGAACGCATAGTCCTGCAATATCTGCATTTAGAGGGATATAACGATACACGTTGTTGTACTTGTCAAACATGTACTTCCAACCGGAATCAAATACTGCATAAGAAGATGAACGATTGATGTTTGTGTTCTTTTGTGTGATAATTGCAGTTACTTCGCTACCCGGATTATTGACCACGTTAGCTGAAGGTGGAGACAAGAATGCAACGCAGTCTTTTCTATATTCAGCGACATTGTCGATGATATATTGTGCTACGGTTCCGCTTGCATCACCAGTAATCAACAATGAAACATCAACTGAATCGCCGTCTTTTAGTTTATCCCAAGAAACTTGCTTATTTGCATCAGTTGCTGAAGCATATACGCCACCAGATAGCGTTGTTCCATTTGCTACTCCAGATGACAATCCACCAACACCAACATATGTTACGCCGCTTGTTGCGACTGTTCCCCAATTTGTTGTGTTAGCAGGATGTGATAGCCAACGAATCCAGTTTGATTGAGAAGCCAGAACATCACCGTAGAAGTTTGGTGAACCGTCCCAGTTTTTAGCGTCAGATGCGACTGATAGATTTTTCCAAGTTTCTAGAACTGCACCAGCAGCATTTGTACCCGCTGGGGTTCCGCCCGTTGCGATTTGACCTGTTGCGTCAATGACAACAACGTGAATTTCGTCGTTTGCTGCTCCCTTTGAAGCAGCATATTGTGATGTACCTGGTGCAGCATCAAAGAATGAGTTATATGCCCAAGATGAGAATAGAGATGCATTTCCTGCTGGGCAGTATGCTACTTTGATTGAGTTTCCTAGGGCACCCGGATGTCTTGCGGCAACGCCAATGAAATTGGTATTACCCCAGCCACTATTTGCTGTAGTTGTTGCTCTGTATGTATTGAACCACTGATCGTTGTTTTCGATCAATACACCAGTTCCGTTTGCTGTAGCATTTTTTGAGCTAGAATTGATTGCGCGAACAACTTTCAAGTTGTTGCCATATGCCAAGAAGCTTGCAGCAGAAAAGAATGAAATAGCTGAATTATTTGTTGGCTTGCCAAAAATGTTGACAAGGGTGTTTTCACTATCAAGGGTTATGATCGTATTGGCAGGACCCCATTCGAAATCACCCACAAAACCGCCGTTTGTAGTAGAGACGGCAGGAATTATAGTAGTTAGGTCAATTTCAGTAGTAACTACGCCCGGACTCAATTGAAATGCCATTGTTTACTCCTTTCAGAAGTAGAGATCTTTGATGCTTGTATCAAATATTTATAGAAATTGCAGTTTTCACCAGCGACCTCTCCAATCATAGTCATAACTATCTAATGGCGCTTTTAATCGTCTGTCCTCAACCCATAATCTTTCTTGTCTGTCAATATCATCCATCAAATCTATGCGATCTAAACCATCATCTACCACACCAAAGGGGACAATGTCCTCTTGTGATATATTTAGTTGCTCTTTTTGGAGCACTGTGCGAATGTCTCCGCTTAAAGACTCTCTAAAGTTTCTTTGAGCTATAAACCAAGCAAAAAGCACTAGAGTCATAGCCAAATCATCATGACTACCTTCTTCGGCAGCAAAAGATTCGCGAGTGGCGACAAAAGTCATCAATTCCATGATGGTATCTGAATCCATGATTAGCAACTTGTCACTTTCAATTAGGGTTTTCAAGTTTGAACAACCAATTCTTTTTGTAGCCACAGATGTCTTGACACCAAATTGTATCTTCTTTGTATGTCCAAATGACATTTGCTGACCTTGTCGAGGCTTGATTTGTATCTTGACAAGATTGTCATATTCCAATTCATGATGTATAATATCAGCTATTTGTTGGCCTATATCATTGATTTCTACAAGAACATATGCGTTGTTATAAGCAGTTCCGGCATTGAAAACTAAAGTTGGAAATAGTAGAGGAGATATCTCCTTATCCCTAAACTTTGCTACTTGTTTATAGGGAACAGTTGTAACATCTATGACCGAAAAGGCAGAATAATCCAGACCTTGACCTCTAGCCACATCGACGGTAACCACATATGTATGATCTTTTTGCGGTTCTTCAATAATATCCAATTTGCCATCTTGACGAACAGGATTGTTGAACACAAGCGTCTTGAGCTTTGCTCCAGATATCAATGTATGAGAAGAGCCGACAAATTCAGTTTCAAATTCGACTCTAAACTGATCAACGGACGTATTTCTTATCGTTTCTTCTTTCCATCTTTCATCACGACCTGGAACTTCGGACCAATGAACTTCAATCGGCACATAATTGCTTCTCTTATTTGTAGCATCTGACCACATACGATAGAAGTGATTCAATCCGTTAGGTGTAGAAACTACAAGAACCTGAGATGTTTTACCAGAAGAAATCGTAGGATACACAGAATTGAAGAATTGATCGGCTTGATTGTTTGGAACGAATGCGTATTCGTCAAGGAATAGAATGTTATATGATCCACCACGAACTGCGCTTGATGATGTTGCAGCAGCTAGAACTTTTGATCCGTTTTCTAGTTCAATGTTACCCTTGTTCCAGGTAACAATTCCTTGTTGCAACCAAATCGGCAGATTTTCATATGCAAGCTGTAGACGACTCAATAGTTCGCGAGCAGTTGATCCTTTATTTGCAAGCATTGCAACACTTGTGTTATCACGAAATAGAATCTGATGTAAAAGATATGCGATAATCGTTGTAGATTTACCAACCTGACGTGGCATTTTACAAACGACGAAACGATTTTTGTGAAATGTTTCAAGCATGTGTTTTTGGAATTTCCACATCTTGAAAGGAACAAGACCTTCATCGACGTTGACAATCTTGATATAGTTCAATGCAAAGTAAACAGGATCTTCGGAACATCTCACATATTCCTTGACTTGGTCTTCAGTCCATTCAATCTTGACGCCTGCGCGCTTAAGATTCGGATTGGACATATATGCAATAGTATCAGCCATCGGTCTGTTGTTCTTTGTTTTGTCTTAATAGTTTTTGAAGTTCTGCTGTTGATCCAACAAATACTGCATTTTGTACATTTACGCCGCTAGAAGACTTTGGTGTATCTTCATTCAATTCTTTCATTTTCTTTTGTAGATCAATCAATTCTTTTGTTACTTCTGATATGTTCTTTATCATACCAGCAACAACTTCATATGCTCTTGGACTTTCGCTTTGTTTAGCGACAAAGAGCAATTCATCAAGTGCTTCTTCACCTTTTCGAACAAGATTACGAATTGTTTGACGACTTAAATCGTAATCTGTCTGCGTGTCATTTTGAGGTT